CGATAATCCGCTCACTCGCCCGCACCATCGCCGCCGAGCCGGTGCGGACATCAAACCCCGATGATGCCTGGGCGACGGTGGTTTGGCCAACGGTGGCCGCGGTCTTGAGGCCTTGACCTAGTGCGTCTTGTTCGCCCTTTTGGACCGCGAACTCTGCATTCTGCGCGTCCAACTGCTGGTTAAGCTTCGCTACCCCGGCCTGATATAGATACATATTCGAGTTCGCGAACCCCGACGCCAGCGCACCGCCGGCGGAGATTAGACTCCCGCCTGCGGTTGCGCCGATCGATGCACCGCCGAGTTGTTGCGGGCTAGCCATTGGGTTTCCTTATTATGAATGGATACAGTCCGTTCGCCATCGGTCCCACCTCAGCACCAAGTCGGCGCATCCAGAAGTAACTGGAGTCGGTGCAGTGGCCATATAGCGTCGGGTAGCGGGTCTGAAAGATCGGTATCCATTTCAGCGATAGTCGCATCCAGATCATTGGGTGTTTGAATCCATCAGCGGTAGTGTGCGACCAAACATACGCGGTATCGGACAACATCGTCGGCGGGGCCAAACCAACGTACCCAAGAATAATCCCGTCCATCCATCCCATAAACAACGGATCGGAGAATCTTGCCGCATCGAGGACGAACTCGTTGTTGGTCAATCCGCGCAACGTCTCAATCGCAATCGGTTTCATCTCCGCGTTCACGGCGAATCCTCTGTGACCAGAGCGGTGAATATACCCAGCACCGTCGCGGGATAGGGATTTGATTGTTGGATACAATACTGACCCGGCACTGTGTAGGCCGGCCCGATGATCGTTCGCGCATCACCTGAGTATAACCCGTCCACCACTTGAAGTTCCTGGCCCGTGAGCATTGATGAAATGTTGCCATCGATCAGGTCTTTCATGGAGACGAGATGGTCGAAGTCTTCGCCGATGGATAGGCCCAGTGTATTATTCACTCTCACATCCACATCCGGCGTCCGCTTGAGTTTGCCTTGGATTTGTTCTTTGACGATGTCGATACCAAGGGTTTGTAAGTTGCATATGAACGCCTCGCCTAGCGTAACCATCGTGTACCCAGTCGCACCACCTCCCGGCGTGGGTAGGGTAAAGAACCCACTCACCGGCATCGTGAACGGGGTGATGATCGACACATTCCCTAAATCATCAGTAGCAAGTCCAGTAACACTAACTCCGGCCAGGAATTCACCACCCTGAAAGCTAAGCTCGGCTGCGCCGCTATACTGTATCCCGCAGTCAACGCACCAAGCGGAAGACAGACCATTTGGAAACACCCGATCAGCAACGCGTTCGATGTATTGTACAACATTGCCGTTAATCGTGCGTTGAACCACGGTGTAAACAGCATCCACGTTTCCGGCATCGCTTGTAGCCTCGGTTACGGTAGCGACGGATTTGAACGCGCCGTTGGTGATTTGGTGCGTCCAGCCGACGAATTCTTGCTCTTTGAGATAGGTGAGAGTGAGCATCACTCCGTCATTGCGGACGGCCCAGACGACGTAGTAGGGAGATTCGGCCCAGGCCCATTGGGTGATATTGAAACCAAAGAACAAATGCGAGGACGTAATCGAGATGTCGCTTCCGGTGAAGACATTGAAATAAATGTTGTAGGCGAGATCACGTACACCACTTCCTTTAGATTGGACATACAACACGTCATAATTCGCTTGGATGGGTGGGACATCGCTAGCTCCTATCCATGACTGCACATTCGCGACGATTGAGATCGGTGACACCGCTGAGCCGGAGGTACCGCCATTGACCAGCCAAATCGCTTTGTCGGTGAGGAGTAGCATACCGGAGGTGGACGAGACAATCGACTTAATCGTGTTCAACACCCCGCTCACCAACGTCTCAGTTATCGCATCGCTGGCTTCGATGGGGTTGGAGGTGTCGAAGTTGAAGTATAGCCCTGGCTTGGACATATAGAATGTCTGCGGCGCATTGGTTGGCGCGGCCAGAACCAATCGCTGCTGGAAGAAGCTGGGTACAGTTGGGCTAAGCCCAGTTAATGTAGCAATAGTTGCAGTCGCCGCCGCTGAGCCGGAAGAAAAAACAATCGTCGGTGCCGAACTAAACCCAGCGCCGGGATTATTTATAACAACCTGCCCAACGCCCCAGACAACATTCACAAATATCCAACCGCCGACACCAAAGCATTGGACAGAACTGGGGAGGAAACCAGTTGAAATCGAACCTGGATTTACAACCGATACTGTTCCTACGCGCCCCGATCCGTCTACTGTGAGTGCCTGGACGACTAGACCATTACTACCCGTGAATCTTTCGCCTACAAAGAATCCAACCCCAGAGCTCGCGACCGTTGGAGTACCTTGAGTTTGCATAACAGCCGCGAGGCTGGCGGCTGACGATGGTGAACCACCAGAAGTGCTGATGGTGGGGATGGTAGTATACGTCCCCGGTGCGGTGACAGCGACTGATGTTATCTGCCCACCAATAAATGGGTCTTGCTCGATAGGTGGTGACTGTGAGAAATCTGGGCCGATGTTAGTGTCGACAAATACGACGCCTTTAGTTGTACCGATGAACCCATAGCTAGCTCCGGTAGGGACGACACCAAAGTATGACACATCCGATTCGTAGACGTTATACGCAACCGCACCCGGCGCTGCGGTCCATGTGATACTATTCGATCCCGCCACGGTGCGGATATCTTGAATGTTCGCCAACGCCCCTACCGCAGATGGCGGCGACTCCTGCCCTGCCGCATCGATGGATGTGACGGCGTAGGAATAGTTAACAGACCCCGCGGACAATGTCGTAGATACCGCGATTCCTGTTGGTGCAGCTGCGGTTGAGCCGATCACTACGGGAGCCAAAGTCCAGTTAGTCGCGGTTACGATTGAGAGAAGGAACGGAACATAATTCGGATGGCACAGTACCATCTCGTTAGTGGCCTGTGCGAATTTGAGTATCGCCAGATCAGCCGCGGCGTAGGGAGTTGTGATCGTGTACACCCGCTGTGCGGTACCGCCACTGACGTACGCTGTATACCCCGACGAGTCTAAATTATTTCCATTAAGATCGCCAAGAGTAACAGCGCTACCACTAACGGCAAGAACGGAGAAATAGCGCCCATTGAGTTGCGTCATCCCTACGATGGATTCGATGAATATCCAATCGCCGACCGCGTAGTTGTTGCCGGAGATGGTGAGGACCGCGGGGTTGGCTTGGGACGCACCGCTGATCGCGAAGCTGGACTCGAGTATCGGCGAGCCTTGGAAGTAGAATCGGATGTAGTTCTGTCCGAACTCGAGGATGTACCCAACCGCAAAGCTGGCTTGGAACGGTATCAACCGCACCGGAGTCGCGGATTTGAAGGCTTGCAATATATACTTCGTCCCAGCACGGGTCGATGCGCCCCCACGGTAGTCGATATAAAAGTTCTCCAGTAGCGCCGCGCCAGCTTTGTATTTCTGCAAGTCCACACGTGCGTATAGGTTCGGCGCCCATTCGCCGGAGTTGAACGATGCTTGTGCGATTATGTCAACCATGAAGGAAGTAAAACGCTGTCGCTGCACCGCCGACGACGCAGCCGATTACGAATCCGATTGATGCAGTGCCGATGATAAGGCCGTTCCAGAACCAAGCTTCACTTTTTACCATAGCTCTCTCCTACCCTGGACGATTCTCAAAGGCGAACTCGCCACGATACTTAATGATGATAATCAAATCGTCTTCTAAGCTCTTGTGCAGAGATCATGTCATTTATCCAAACAGAGGAAAAAGCCCGCCCCAATCAAAACCAGAATACGGCCCTGAATAAGGTTCAACGAACTCAATGCCGCGGATACGAAGCCAGTCAGGCGTGATATCATTAACAGTTAATCCTTCATTGCCATCCATAGCTCTAGCAGCAGCAATTGAAGCGTTGGCTTCCTGTATCACGCCATTGGCTAGTTGTTTATCCCCAACTAGACCCATACATACCGTCGCGCCTAGGATTTTGGCGAAGGCGTTTTGGAATAAGTCGTCGAACACGTCGGGGTTGTTGATGTCTTGGCAGTAGACAAGCGTTGCGAATTCTTGATTTGTGAGGATGACTCTCTGCGGTCCAGGAGGTCCATAACTGAGGTTAAAGGCAGCCCCAGTTCCCGCACCAGTCGTTATGCCTTGAGGGACAGGATTGGTTTGTTGTGCAAAGTAACTTCCACCAAACACCATCGCGGATGTGTCTTGCGTATCCCCATTATACACCTGCGAAACTACAGTGACGGCGGTGATCGCCCCCGCCGTCACTGCTGCTACAACCAGCTGTACCGGAGCTCCTGTGGGAGGCGAGGTACTCAGGCCCGCTGGGAGGGTGATGATGTCGCCGACTGCGTAGCCACTTCCGCCAGTGGCAGGGCTGGCGCTGATGACCGGGACGAATGTATCGGTCATGACTTGGAATTTGACCGGTGGCCCTTGCCAGAAGGACGCTGCGCCACCAGTGACTGCGGTGGTGATCGGGACCCCGCCCGCAAATCCGGTTTGGGTCGCAGGGATCATCCAACATGCGCGGACACAGTCGTTGGGGTATTGATACTCATACGCCCAGGGCGGCGTTGGTTGACCCGGCTGCCAGAGCGGGGTGGCGGGACTGGTATTCTCCGGTGTGCCCGGGCTGGAGGTGATGTAGACCAGATTCGCGGTCTTGAGCGCACAGTCCCATGGAGCCATGCGGAGTAGCCTGCGGCGGATGTTGGTGTAGCTAAGGTTGATCGAGCGGGCTTCTGCGGAGTCTTGGGACAGACTGCTGATCTGTTTCTGTATCCCGACCGCTTGAAGCGCCCGGTTACCAATAT